GAGGATGGTAGAATACTCGTGTATGGTCAATAAATAAGCGTTCTCCTAACAGAGTAGCGGTATCATTCAAGTTAATTCGGATATGGTCAATACCGTCTTTACTTGGATCGATATTGGTCATGTCCAATGTTTGGTCTACAGACAAGTCTAATTCACTCATCCTGATTACCCTCCTTACGAACTTGTTTCCCCAATGAATATAGTTCGTGATTAATTTCTGCACTTTCTTCGTGCAGTTTTTGTTGATCGATTAATTCCCGATTGCGTACAGGTCTCTCGTATTGAGTTAATCCTACACCACCCACATGGGCAGTATAAGACTTAATTGTACCAGACTTGCGTTGCATGGTAATAGTGATGTCTACCCATGGCAGATCCAAGATATGGAAAAGCTCGCCCAAGTATTTAATACTGATGGTTTCACGAGACAGCTCTTTCAATAAACGAGCCTTTTCCGCAGTGATTTTATTTTGGTCTAAGGTATTCCCAGAATAGGTACGTAAGGCTTCTTCGATAATCTCAGTCATTTGAGAATAGATCAAAGATTCATCCTCCATCTGTGGATAACCCTCTACACCTTTACCATCGTAGTTGTCCTTGATGATGCGACGCAATAGTAAAGATAATACGCCACCCCAAGTATTGGTTACATCTTGTATTGAACCATTCTCAGTATCCGTAATACGACGGAAACCTTGTAATACGGTATCTTTAGAGTTCATTCTTGATTGCCTCCTGTAAATCGTATTCCCGAATGAAAGTAAAGAGTTTTTCTAAAAGCAGCAGGTTATACGTACTAATGAGAAAAACATCTTTATAGGAACCGATGTAATTTTCAAAATAAGTTAGATTAGAAAGTTTTGTTAAGAATTCCTTAACGGAATCCAGGTAAATGTAAACAGAATGTAATACGGATACATCGTCAGTAAGATTACCTTTGTAATATTGTCTTGGGTTTGTATACGTATCGAATATGTTACATCTAACCACATCTTTAAAAGAATCATGTGGTTTAGAAGTTAAATAGTTATTCAAATGAGTTAATTCAACCAAATCTGAATAATTATTATCAGCAGTAGAGATCCCATAACAGTTTATTGTCAAATCCAAACCAATCTCATCAGGTAGTTTAAAATACTTCTGATTGTTCATCAGTTTATTGATTTTAGTCATGGTTAATTCAAGATAAGAAAGATAATCCTCAATGGCCTTTTTCTTACCTTCCACACCATATTGTTTAGAAAGATCACGAAACTGGTTAATGGTGTCTTTTACCCATACTTCATGTTCCTTCACTTTCTTATTGTAAGCCCTTTCTTTAAAATGAAAGAAACCTACGACTTTAGTTAGCATAGAGTATTCCTTTGTTACAGTTAGATTAGAAAAGAAACAACTATATCACCTCTGCTATCGATATGGTATAATTGCAAATGCCACAAGATTCTAAAAAGAATAATGTAGTCTCATTTTAATAATATATTTTTGAAATAAAATAGATAAATTAACTATATAAGCATTATGAATAAATTATCTCTTTAATATCTATAAAAGGAATTCTGAAAATGAATGAAGAACAAATGATGGAAGGAGTGAATCTCGACCAACCTATTTCATCCCCTGTTGCAAACCCTATTGATCAATTTGAAATCAAGGGAGAAGTTTCTAAATACGACAGTCAAGGTATTTTAGATGAGAATATTAAATTAAGACAGGCGATTGTACGAGCAGCAACTTCAGACTTAAAAGCATTGATTAACGATCCTGACTTGGCTACTTTAGCACTAAAAGCCATGGATGCCAATGATAAATCATTAATCGCTACGGCTCGATTAAAAGTGGAAGAAGAAGGCAACGCTACAGATGCTGCTCTGGTATCTGCATTGGTTGCAGAAACACTTTCTCGTAATGAAAGAACCCGTAAAGAGAGGATGCAACAAGACTCCATCCCACACGATCCTAATTACAAGCCACAAGGTCGTGCATTTGATTTACCAAATGCATCTCGTGAAATTCGAGATGATGAACTTGTAACAGGGACTGTCGTGATTACTCAAGAAGAGATTATGTCTACACTAAAAATGAAAGTAGACGATAATGATGAAGAAGAAAAGACAGAAGAATAAATAATTACTCCTACTCCCTAACTAAGGGGAGTAGGAGTAATCTTTCTATGTTTACTTACTTTTCAAGAATTTTTCTGCAGTGTCAATAGCAGAATTCAAAGCAGTGGTAATGATTTCTGCATTGTAAACACACACAGAGAATGCTTCTACAATTTCAGCAATCTTAGTGGTAGCATTTGCAATCTTAGCAACCATAGGTTTAGAATAGCCAGTTTTAGTTAATTCGCTTAAATCACGAACATACTGAACAGTTGTATCGACTTCATTCAATAATTTCTTGCGATCAATACTATTGATCAGATCACTATTGTCTTCAGCTAATTTCACTACCGCGTAAATATCAATACCAGAATTAAAGACATCACCATACTTCGCTACCGCATTAAAATCATTCGGTTTCTTCATGGTACTTAAAGTTTTTAATTCTTTATTAATCAAATCGGATTGACGAATATAATTCATGTCCGAGAACAGAGTAGAATCTGTTAGTCCTTTATCGGTAGAAATCACTCGACCAATGTCAATACGTAATTGAGCCACTTGACTAATGACATCTTTTAAGGATTTACTCACTTCAAAAGATTGACGAATATATGTTTCGTAATCCACAGCCATACCAGGAGGGATATCCACGTCCAGATCCAGCATGCTGGCATAATTACGACTCAGTTTGTTTTTATCTAATCGGTTTAAACGAGCGGTATCCAGCATAAGGTTTTTGTTATTCACTTTATCAAAAGAGAATAAAGACTGTGCGGTTAAACGCAAAGTATTGAATGTTTTATTAAACAGCTCAGTAACTGCACTAAACAAGCCTTCATTAGAGACATCCAAAGACTTAATCTTTTCTATGTCGGCTTGTAGTTGTTCGACGGATACCATCAAGGGAACATCCCATTTTGATTCGATGGAATATTTATTTTGAATAGACATAAACTTACTTTTCCTTTTATGAATTCTAATAGACTAAATCTTTCTAAAATAGATATAGTTTGAACAAATACCAACTTTAACCCAATTCTCAAATACCCGAGGTAATATTAAAATGATTACTGGATTCTACCAAATGCCAGCGAAGCAATCGCCTTACTTACGAACTAATATTAACGTAGGATGTCTTATGGATATCCCAACAGGTTCTCCAGTAAAAGCACAACACGGTCGTTATATCACTAATGGCGGACATAATGGTTCTGTCATTCTTGTTGGTCCTGGTAACTCATATAAATCCGCTCTGGCTGACCATATCAATGAAGTTGCTGCATTCCGCGTCCATCGTTATGCCACAGGGCAAAAATACGATACAGAGAACAATGCATACATCCCTGGTCTGGAAGTACGCTTAAAACGCATTGTAGGCGCATTAGTAGAAGCTGACTGGTTTCAAACAGGTCGATGGATTGTTACTGAGTCTTCTATCTATAAAGGTGATGAATGGTTTAAAATGGCTAAGGAATGGATGTATGGTAAAAAGAAACAAGGTGCATCCATTAAGATTGAAATACCTGCTCTAGATAGAGAAGGTAAACCCATGAAAATCATGCTGCCTACTTTTATCACATTAGACTCTTTGTCTAAGTTTGAAGTAGAGGCGGTACAAGAACTTCGTGATAAAACAGACTTAGGTGATGCTAAGCAAAACATGATTGCCATGAACTCAGGTAAGTTCAAGAAAAACATGATTGATGAATTACCTGATTTGTTAGTAGGCACTAATACTTACTTAACAGGTACTGTGCATTATGGTGAATTGAAACAGATGGATCCTTACGCACCAGTACACAAGCCACTACAACACGTAGACAATGGTCGTAAGATGAAAGGTGTGCCTGAGAACATTACTTTCCTTTCTACTTGTATGTGGGGTATTAAAGCCGTAGCTAAGTTACACAATAAAGCTGACCGTAATGTCATGGAGTACCCATTAAAGAATGCTGCTAATGATAATAACGTTGATGACTTGAACGTCGTGTCTATGCAACAATGGCGTTGTAAAACAGGACCTTCTGGTTATACTCTAAATATCGTGGTTTCTCAAAAGTACGGTGTACTAGAAGAACTCACTAATTTCCATTTCTTACGTACCCATGGTAACTATGGTCTACACGGTGAGATTACTCAAACCGGTAATTTTAAAGATGTGTCTTGTATTCTTTACCCTGAACAAAAACTAACACGAACCACTGTACGTACTTTGATGGATGAAGATCGTCGTTTGGCTCGCGCTATTCAAATCTGTGCAGACATGTTACAAATGTCTGTCCATTGGTCTACTCACTTGCGTTCTATTGATAATCGTCTTTTAGAACTGACTCCTGCTTCTCTTTACGAGAAAATCAAAATGGAAGGTTATGATTGGAACATGATTCTGGATACGCGTTACTTCTGGAGCGCAGATGATGAAAATCATGATCAATTAGAACTCTCCACCATTGACATCATGCGTATGGCTTTAGGTACTTATCACCCTTACTGGTTAGAAGCTGATAAGAAAACCATTAAAAAGAAATATGCGAAAACTTCTAAAGTAGAAGATTACATGATTGACAATGGTGATAAACCTAAGAAGTAAGTTTTATGGGTAGGAGGTCATTCTAGATCCTGACTTCTCTACCCTTTTCTACCAACCTTAATATTAAGGAAATTTATTAAAATGACTCAAGAACTAAAATTCATTGAGACTACAATCCCTGTAGGCGAAGAAGTAATTCAAGAAGTACCTGTAGAAGAAGTAACTGAGACTGAGGTTCACGAAGTCGAAGAAGTAGGTAATCAAACTGGTATTCAGGATAAGTCTTTTGAAGCTCTGATTACTGACCCTAACTTTATTTTACAAGACTTCCGTGGTTTGTGTGAAAAACATGGTATCGGCTTTGTAGACTTGATGAACGATATGGGATTCAATGCTGCTACCTTGAAAGCTTTGTTGGTGAATAAACCCATTACAGAACAAATTTTTGTATTGGCACGTGAACTTTCTATTGTTATCTTCAAAATGGGTGAAGACAGTGATCCAGTAGTGAATACTCTGGATGTACGTACTACCTTAGGTAACGTAGGTGATTCTAAAGAATTCCTAGAACTCTTGGATACCTTTATCTTCCCTTACATGGCAGAATACGTGAAGAATGGTAATCTGGATCCTAACTGGATCCTGCCTGAAGATCCATCTAAAGAATTGCAACAAATGGTTTCTGAACAAATCAGCATTAACCAAGAAATGCAGAATGCAGTGAAAGAAGCAGATGTTCGTATGGGTGAATTGAAAGAATTGGAAGAAGCCGTAGAACTCACTCAAGGTGAAACAGTAGTCGCTGTCGTTTCTGAAGAAGAACTGAAAGAAGCTTTGGAACATGCTACACCTACTGGTGATTTAGAGGTAGAATCTACTGAAGAAGTAACTGAAACAGAATCTGTTGAAGAACCTACTAAAGAATCTAAAGTAGATTGGGACAGTATCCATAAAGAACCTGGTACTTTTAATCCTGTAGTAGATCAACATCCAGGTAGTCACACTGAACAGTAAAACATAAAGCATTGCTCTCCTCTCCTTTATCGGGAGAGGAGAGTGATCTATGCCTTATGTTTAGAAAGTAATATTGTTAGTACGCAATAATTCTTTTAATCGAAGAATTTCATTGTTTTGTTCAATGGCTTTTCTTTCTATTAATTCTAACTTATCTGCCAATACCTTCTTAGTTTCATTTGCTTCAGTCAGTAGTACTAGTGTAGACTTATAGTCTTTCATCTTTTGCTTACGGGCTTTTTCTAACCGATCATGAGAGGTATTATCCACAATCATGATCTCAGATAAAGCCATAGTCTCTGCTTGTACATTAACACCTAACATGGAATCTGCTAATTCTTCAAACTTTTGAATTAGAGGATCTACATTAGTATTTAAGGGCAGTGCTCCTAAGCGTAGGCCAATACCAATCGAACAGTAGTTTACACCCGTACCGATAGGGTAGGATACCAGGTAATGTAAAGGAAAAGAATAGACCTGACCACTATCTGTTCTTAAGAAGATGATTCGGCCACCATCATCAGAATGCTTTTGATAATCCTCTTTAGAGATATTGTGTTTCTGATAATAGGTTACGTAAGGATCGATACCCATGGAAAACAGTTGACCATAATTGGTAATGGCTGTACATTCCAATGTAGTGTTTAAAGGTAAATAGGATTGAAAAGGCGTTTTCAATTCCCATAAACCACGCGAACCTACTGTAGGGTTATTTAATGCCATTTAATTTCCTTATTTATTTAAGAAGTTGTACTTAGCAGCAATCAAGTAGTAGAAGTCTTTGTACTTCATGACTAGGAATAATTTACCGTTACGAGTTGTGCGAGTAAAGATTTTCTCACCATTAATGATTTCACCACCTGGCAAAGTGACTCTCTCACGAGGTAAGGACGAAGTCGGCGTCATGGTTTCTGCTACTTGCAACATATCTTGAATTTTCAAAGAGAATGTCTGAGTATTCGCAGATTGATAGCTGAAGTCAGTAGAGGTTGAAGGAACATCGATAAAGTCAGGGAAAATTTCCTGTAACTTAAATTTACTATCTCTATTCTCTTGAGAGCCACACACTAACGCAGCTATTGCGCGATAGTACAAAGATATCGCCTGAATATTTGCTTTAATATGGCTTTCAGACATTCCAATCATGAATGGTGTAGCGTACTTCTCAATAGCAGTTGACAGTGTAACGAACGGAGAGTATAATGATGCTTGTTCGCGTACTTTATTCTCATTGGACAAGTTATCCCACTGAGGAACAATGACGAACTCATTACGTTTAAAGATGTCAGGGAAGATATTCTTCCATTCATCACGAGAGTGTGTAGAATTTTTCAGAATGGCTTCTTGAATACTTTCTTTTACGGCATCGATAGTATCACCAGCATCGCCCCAAATGAGTACATACCAGTTAGTATCTAGTTCAGGAGTATTATTAACAGGATGGTACCATTTAAAGATATCCAAACGGAAAATAGTAACAGGAGAGTGAGCCTTCTTAGAATTAGCAATACGAGTCAGTATGTCTACAGGTCTTTTGGCTAATTCTTTCTCTACTTCAGTACGAGAAGAGAAAAAGACATCAATATTCTCTACAGGTGCAATAATATCTATTTCGTATTCATCGTATTCAGAACGGAAAGAGGCATCAGAGAACCATATCCAGTAATCGTTTTCTTCTAAGTCATTAAAACGAATCCATTGTACACAATAGTAGCTACCATCATTAACGACTTCGCCTAATTCAAACTTTTTAGCACGTGCCGAAAAGGTATTCAAGAGATCTCGTTTCAGCTCATCGACATAAATTTCACGAGCACTTTTTAAGACGTAATCGTAAATGTGTTTACTGATGTCTAATGTCAAATCTCGATCATTGCTATTAATCTCGATATTGCGTTCATTCTCCATAGTACTAAAAACATTTAGTACGATGTTTTTGTCAGTATTGTGTGAATAGAGTCGCACATCTTTTTCGTATGTTCTACTTTCAGTAGATAATTCGCCAAAAGTATGTACGGTTAAGTTCTCATTCGAAATAAAAAACGAATGAGTGGCAAATGCCTTGAGTGATCTTGCCATTTTGTAGTACCTTTAAAATTTTATAAAATATATAAATAGGGTAAACCAATTATGTTTAGAACAATAATTGACTTTCTATGGGAATGGATTGTCGGTAAGGAAGTAAAACCTGACCAGGCTATCCGTCATCATAAAACTCGACTATTATTCTTTGTAGTATTGGTGCTGTCTTTAGGCTATAACATCAAAATTACTGATCGATTCAATTCGTACTACGAAGCATTTGAAGAGCTGAAGAGTCGTTATAGCTTACAAAAAGGGAAAATTAAATCATTAGAAGAGGCCAACCAAAAGTTGATTGATTCAGTAAATCTGTTGACAAATGGTAAACCTCCAGAGTGTGTACCAGAATATAATAAGAATATAGTCTCTCCACCAAGTTTACTTAGTAATAAGACACAATCAGTACCTTTAAACGGTAAACCTTAATTCAAATTCTTCCTAATGAGGGAATCTATGAAAATAGATTCCCTTGTTTTACTTTAGAAAGAATAAGAATGAGCTATACTGGATTAGTCATCTATTGCGATGGCGGTACTTTTAGAAAGAATCCTGGTTCTTATGGACGAGGATTACATTGGTATACTTACGATACCAACATCATTCAAAGAAAGTTTCCTATCGGGAACATCAATCCAACAACCAAAGGATATGCAACTAAGGATATCCACACTGAGCCATTTCCTACGTTCAGTAGTAAAGAAGCTTTTATAGAGGTTGTGAAATCAGATAAGACTTATCTTGTTAATGTTACCTCTATTAAAGAACATGCTCAAGGATACCCAGATATCCAATCAAATAATGCAGCAGAACTACAAGCCATGGTTAGAGCATTTGAAATCATTTTAGAAACTAAGGCAGATATTACCTTAATCTACAGTGATTCCCAATATGTTTTAAGAGCCATTGGTAGTCTAGATAAATTGCATAAATTTCAATTCTGTAACCCCAATACAGGTACTCCTCTTTCTAATCAACACATCTTAAAAGAACTTTATCGTCTACAGTCCTTAATCAATGAAGCCAATTTAAAGTATATGGCAAGATGGATCAAAGGTCATGGCGATGCAAAGAATGACGATAGAACGCAATCTTCTATTCCGAATCTCTTTGCTGATGAAATGGCATCCATTGCGGCATCACTTTCGAATAACTTATTTTATTTAAGTGAAGACAATGATCGTCATGAACGTGAGATTACTTTTGATGACTTAATC